CTGCCAATACCTCGGCTCAGTGTGCAAGCACACATCACCAAGGTGACTGGGTCCAGCTGTCTTTCTCCAGACAGTTGGAAGATGATCCAAGCAGCGTTTCCAGGCCGTGATCTCACCGAAGTGAGCACGTATCTGGTTAGCGAGGACCATCCATTCGAACGGTTCCGACGGGTCCGTCTTTATGTACATAGGCCTCACGGCCTCGCCCATAAAGTAATCACCGCCACAACTTTCTCGAAAGGAGCCATCAACAAAGGTCTTTTTTGGATTCGGGGTGAACCCGCAAAAACCAAGAACAACGATCAATTCACGCGCGATCTCCGTGGGAACGATGATATCATCACCGTACACTAAGATATCCTTTCCAGGAGTGAAAAGGTAGCCCAAGTACTCACTAACCGCAGCCGCGAGGCTTAGGAATATGAGTGTCTCAAGCTCGAACGTAAACCCGTTACCCATACTACTGAATTTCTCCAGTAGAACCCAATTCCCATTGATATGGGTCTTGGGCGAACGCAATGAAGCGAAAGCCTCATACCAGCGCTCGGGGAGCAGAATCTTGACCAGATTCTTGCAAACGGTATCGCTAGCGTTTGATAAGTCGATCGTAGACCAGCAACCAGTATAACTACCGGCTTGTGCAACAGCACGATGCAAAGTCTGCGCATGCAGGAGATCAATCCCTGCATTTTCCCTAAGGCGGTCTCTCACGAGACGGCCCAGCCCGAGCTGGTAGAAGACATTGAGCGAAGGCTCGATGCAAATACCACGATCTTTCGACGAGTCTTTTGGGACAGTCGTGAATCGATTTCCGGGCACGGTGATGGGGAAACGCGATCGGAAGTGGTCCTCAGCACAGGCGGATGCCCATGCTGTAGTGTGCCAAGGCCAAAGCCAAGGCCAAGCTTCCGAGGTCAAAGTGGGATCAGACGACATCTTGTCGGGAATAGTATTTAACTTACCACGATCAAGGTAGGTAGTACCCGGTCCATGGCGAGCGTACTCAGCGACTTTCAGGTCGCTGAAACCACCCAACCACGAATCTATATTTTTGCGCGCGAGTGCAAGGATTGCCTCCGGCGCCAATGCGTTCAGCCGAGGTGGCTGAAATACGTA